TCATTTTTTTATCAGGTTTTGTCGGTTTGCAATTTCATCTCGAATAATACTTGCCCCTTCATAATCTTCTTTACCAAGGGCAATCCGTAGGTCATTTTCAAGATCTTTAACTGATGTATTGGTAAATCCACCATCAGTAATAATGTTTTCAACTTGTCCGATACTGTTCAACTCCAACATATCATTTAATTCCTTGTTGAGTTCCGCTCTGAATGTATCTGTTGATACCTCGGTCACAAAGTAATCTCTGAGCATAATATCCTTTAATGCTATTACGACATCATCGATCGAACTATCAGACATAAAACTGAAGAACAATGTTGCTGATTTATCAATGGTTGCATGTGGTGTTGTTCCAGCAGCAACCAAAGGTTCTAATGTCTGTGCTACAACTCTTCCGAGTATGCTTGTTCCTTTCATTTTAACTATCAAAAATTTCTTCATTTCTTGTTTTTGAAGTTCCAGCAACGATGTAAATCAATCCTTGCATCACATAATATGTAAATATCAGAAAAACGATACCGAACCCAGCCAAACGTTGGTCACTCTGTCCGTTTAAAAAGTCAAATAATTCTTGCATAGACGTAAAGATAAGAATAATATCGAAACAGAAAAACATACGCGGAATTATTGGCAATAACAATTACACAAGTGGATATATACAATATGAATATACCTACAGATAAAATTTCTTGTATTTATGAAATTACTAATGTATTGAATGATAAATCTTATATCGGTTCAGCCGTTAATATAAGAAACCGTGCTCTACGGCATGTTAGTACTCTTGTAAAAAATTCTCACCATAATATCAAATTACAAAATGCTTGGAATAAATATGGAGCGGAAAATTTCAAAATAGAAATCGTGGAAACAGTTAATGATACTGACAATTTGCTGGAAAGAGAACAATTCTACCTTGATTACATAAAACCTATATAATATAGCAATAGATGCAACAAGTCCGATGTTAGGACTTCAGCTTTCTGATGAACATAAGCAAAAAATCAGTGAAGCAAATAAAGGCGATAAAGCATATTGGTACGGTAAAAACATGTCGAACGAGTCAAAAGAATTGAATCGATTAGCACACCTTGGAAAAACACATTCTGACAACACGAAAAAAGTGATGTCGGAAAAAAGAAAAGGAAAATATATAGGTAAGGATAGTCCGTGTTGGGGTGTTCTTGCAACTGAAGAAACGAAATTAAAAATGAGTGTATCTCATAAGCGTTTTTATCAGGACGAGAAGAGAAGAAAAGAACAATCCGACCGAATGAAAAAATGGTGGGCAAATAGAAAGAAATAAATTATGGCGGTGGTTATTACAGAATTACTCGGAGGAGACGGAATGACCGGCTCCAGACCTACAATCAATGCAAATTTTAATTCACTGAAAGATGAGGTAGAACTTATTGAAAGTTCCCTTGGTATCAGTCTTGTATCCGGAAACATAGATATATCAACAGCAACTGGTGGTGATCTCAAAGCAAGGACAGCAGCATTTAACACCTTAGTGCTTCCTGCAGCAGGACCTAACCTAATTACATTGACCGGTTCAACTGGAACAATCAATGCTGATGTTTTGGCAATTGATACTTCGATTACAGTTCCGACACTGACTATTTCAACTGCAACCAACAACCTTGGAACAACCCTGGTTAATGGAACAGCAACATTTGATGGACCGGTAGTAATAAACAACGGCCTTACTTATACGAAACTAACACTTGCTCCAAGCATTACACATACGGTTATCAATGACGACCGAGTTGTAATTTTTGATGGTCTTACAATGGCGTTAACAAATGATCCTGTGCTTCTTGACGGTCATGTTATTACACTTGTTTCAGCCACAACAGGAGCCTGTGTATTAGATATGACACTGATACAAGGATTTACATCGATAACATTTAGTGCGAATGCCTATGAATCAAGTCTGACTCTACTGTGGGACGTACTTCTTGCTAATTGGATCGTCATTGGATCTTCAAATATGACAATAGTATAATAACTCAACATGGCAACTACACCATTCATAAAACCTTTACAGGTTCAAGGGGGAACATTCATGACATTTAGTTCTTCTGCGGAGGATCTCGGCCTTACTTTCAATAATTCGGATACCAAGTTCAGATTCACGAAGTATGTTCTTTTGGACATTCCTAATGTTGCTACACCTCCTTACCAGGACAATAAGATTCAATTTGATGCTATTGACGGTGCATTGATTCAAGGGCTTAACGGTAACGCAAATATTGATTTTGCCCAATCCTTTCAGAATTATTGTCTCAACCTTGAGGCGATGCTAATCTCTCGTACTGCTTATGACAGAGATGCCAAGCAGAATGTGGCAGAAAAAGTATTCTGGAAATGGATGAAGGAACTGGGAGCAATCAGATTTACATCAGCAAACTCATTACAAACTACAACCAATCTTCTTACTGACCCACGTTGGACAGAAGAAGCAACAGTACAAACCGGAGCGCTAAGATACGAGCGAATGGTACAATACATTGGAGACATTGATATTGTAAACTCCGTACAGAATAACGTTAACGCTTACACAGAGATTTATATCCACATTCCTACGAATGATGGTAATACGCCTTTGATCATGTTCAAAACCGAAGCAACGGATAACTACCCGGAAAACTTCACACTTATTCACGAGCCGGTTGATCCGCTCAATGACGAATACATTTATGGAAGAAACTATTTTGACACCCACCCAGTCCCTCTTGACTTCAGAGCAATCTTCGATCAAGACACCATTGGTACACCCATTTCAAACTTTTGGAACCCGGGGACGCTTGCATTTGACATCCCGCTCAATTGGTATGATCCAAAGACCGGGCCGAATGCGTATTTCACGGATGTCGACTTTACGGACGCCACGAATGATAGGATTCAAAAGCAGGGTGGGTCGCCGCTGGTAACGGTTGAATATACACGAAGCAGACTTGATGGCATCGGTATAGATTTCGATCCAAACAACTATCAACCAATCGTTAGTAATCCAAGAATTTCAACACACCAGGAATACAACAGTACAGTTGACACAGAAAACTTCAGCTTTAATGCTGTTCTTATTTATTACGATGTGTATGATCCGAATAATACTTCGGACTTCGCAACAAACCTTTATGGTGTATTGTTCCTTGATGATATTGAAGACATTTCAAACGAGCAAGGAATCCCACGTTTCCAGAAGTTTATTCCAAACGTAGTTTCCAAATTAAATGGTAACTCTTACGGATTCAAGGTCAACCTGAAATTCGATACATCAGTTGATAATGCCGGCGTTGAGAAAGCGATTAACGATTACACAAGTTTCTCAATGGACCTGTTCATTGATTCAATGAATGTATTCCAACAAGCTGCTCAGACGATCAATGATCACACAGCAACATTTATAGGACTAGAATCAAGAGTTGCGACACTTGAAGATCAAGTGATCAATATTGATACGTACACAGAACTTGATTTGAGACTTGATACGCTCGAATCTTCATACCAAACGAACCAAGCATTATTCAGTAATACGAATGATATTGTCGGTCTAATCAATCAGACTAACGATGAGCTTACAAACTTGATCAATAACGAGACCAGTCTTGAAGTTGCTTATAATCTTGATGGAATCAAACAGGGTCCTGGTATCATCATCGACCGATCAATTCCTAACCAAATCAAGGTACAGAACAGCGTACAAGGATTTACAGTTAGTCCGACGGCATCATATCAAGGTGACGTTTCATTGAGTCCAACAGTTGAACTTGTGAAATTCAGTAACTACTTCAGACATTATGTGTCTGGTCTATTGATTACAGCAGTTCAAGACCTTACGTTGTATATCAATGACACAACTGAAAAATGGAAGCGGGGACAAACATTCCGACTTGCATTTGAGGATATTCTTGATATGGACGTATATAATATTATCATCAGAACCGATGCCGAGGATAAGTTTGGTAACGGAACTTATGGAATCACTATCGGAGCATTATCCGGGGTAGAGTTTGATCTGGCAAGTGACCGACCAATCTTTGACATCACTTGTGTTGATGAAGTGAACTATGTATTTATTATTGATCAAATCCGATAAAATATGCGAACTACATTTATTTATGCCATAATAGATCCTAGATATAATACAAAATTATATATCGGGAAATCCAATAATCCAAAATTGAGATATAATTCACATATCAATGAATTGTCAAAAAATATATCAACGAAAAAAAACAATTGGCTTAGGAAAATAATATCGTACGGATTTGAACCAATATTGGAAATTATTGATGAAGTCCCAGCTTCTGATTGGGAATTTTGGGAAAAACATTACATTCAAGAATTCAACAAAATGAATTTTGATTTAATCAATGTCCGGAGTGGTGGAAGTGGTATATCATATCACACAGATAAATCACAAGGGCGAAAGGGCGAAAAAAGAAAGCCTTATACCGCAGAGCATAAACGTAAAATATCATTAGGTCGTTTAAAAATTCAAGATCAATTAAGAGTGCCTCGAACACTTTTGGCTAAAGATAAAATTAGTCTGGGTTTAAAAAAAGCATATGACAATGGTACAAGACTACCTGCACATTTAGGTAAAACGTTCACAAACGAACATAAAAACAATTTAGCTACATCACATAAAAAGCGTATTTATCAATGCGACTTACAAGGAACTATTCTAATTGAATGGTCCTCTGCTAAAGATGCACATGATGAATTAGGATTATCACCTAGTTCTATTAGTAAGTGTTGTCAAGGCAAAGCACATTCATGTGGTGGATTTAGATGGATATATAAGAAATAATGGCAAATACTAAGAATTCAATCTCTTCTGTACTGGAACAATTCATGATTCTGAACAAGAACTCCTTAGAAGTAATTTCTAAGTTGTCACAGGTCGCTACGACTGCTCAGGAGAATGTTGTATTCAATATCACGAACGACGACGGTACAATTACACAGATGCCAATCCCCTCACTTGGATTTTATAAGAGTGAGATCAATCGATTAAACAATAACTATGAAGCACTTGCCGGATTAGGTGATTCTAACACAGTTATCAGAATGCCAGATGGATCAGTTAAGAAGATCTTTGAAGCATCCGTTCTACGTGACCCATCAAGAATCTCTTCGTTACAGGTTCCTGAAACATTTGCTATCAAGAACAATTGGTTCTTTGAGAGTTTCCTTAATCCATTACTTTACGTAAGTTATGATGTTGCCGGTCAAGTACCGATCGACATGGAGAAAGCTGTTATGAAACGAGTTATCGTTTACGCTGACACGGATGAAAAGAAAGCATGGTTCGATGATACTTATAAAGGACGGAACGACGTAAGTCATGATGAATTCCTTATCAACCTAGATACAAACAATACACAATACTTCTTAGATGAAGATATTGTTCAATTGCCATTGTCTGTTATCAGATACACTGGCGATTTCAGCGTTACACAGATCACTGACGAGGATACGATTATCGAATCCAACAACCAATCTGTTACAGTTAAGAAACGTAAGTACAAGTTGAACAAACTTACTTACACAGATGTACTATCCGGAACACAAGACAGCAAAACACTTGTTATCGGTGATGTTCTTATAACTACAGATGGATCCAAGTATGAAGTTGAATCTGCTGATTCATCAAGACGTCAAGTCATTCTTAAGAGAATTTCGGGATCTCAGCCAATTACTATTGGTGTAAACGTTCTTGCAGTTCATTCATTAACATTCGCCAGTAAGTCCATACAGATTAACGTAGGATTTGATGAAAGAGAAGTTATATTCGTCAAGCCAGTTGAACCTAAATTCAATGTTGCAGCTTCAACTTGGTCACCTGGTACAGCAATCTGGTCAAATGAATTAACGATCCAGACACCAACCGGATCAGATACACTTGAGAACTTCTACAAGACACAGGTAGTTGACTTTGGTCAAACCTTTATGAACTCAGCGAAAGAACGTTTAGTTCCTTCATTATTGGGTGAGACTCCTAACCCTGTTGCTCTTGACATCAACAGCTTCCAGGTTGTTCCTATCAATGAACACAAGAAAGATACTAAGGAGAACGAAGTCATCAAGAATAAATTGGCATCCAAAGTATCTCTTGAAAATGAGATTAGTCAATTAGACGAAGCCATTGACGAAAAGAAAAACGACCTTAACAACAACTCAACATCTAAATCGGATGCAGAGAAGAGAAAAATCAAGGCCGACCTTCAAACGTTTGCCCGTGAAAAAGTATCTAAGGTCAATCTATACTCCTCAGTTGTAAAAGAACTTTCAACTAAAGCAAGAAGTAACCCAGCCGTTGCCGGGTCTAACAAGTATCGTGTACGTGGTTTCTGGCCAATACCTGATGCTGCAGTTAGTGATACAACTATTCCTCAGGAAGTTATCCAATTCCGTGTAGCAACCCGTTACATCAAGAAAGATGGTAATGCACCTCAGACTAAGCAGATGGAATTTGCAGATAGCGATGGAAATGCTAAGACAGGATTCTTCTCAAACTGGAGTGAATATAAGACAGACATTAGAAAACGTGTATTCGATGAGGATACAGGATTCTATGCTTGGGCAATTGAAGATGTGTCGGATGCCGATGCAGTCAACATAAACCAACTTGACGTTGCCATCAGTAAAGGTGAGCAGGTTCAAGTTCGTGTTAAAGCTATTTCAGAAGCTGGATGGCCTGCAAATCCATTAGAATCTGAATGGAGTGACATCATGACAATAGACTTCCCAGAAGATCTACAGATCGAAGATGAAACTTCGTCGATTCTTGGAGAGACTGCTGCGGAAGAAACTCGTGTAAGGTTCCAAGAAGAACTTGCTGCACAAGGATTAGATCTTCATTTACTTTCTTCATTCACATCAGGTGACAGATATTTTGCTCACTTGGCCACAGATATTACATCCGGGTTCTTTACACCGGAAGGTAACGTGATTGACCTATACGAAAAATTAAAGGGTATTGATACTGAGCTTACAACATTAAGACAGTTGGTAGAACAAGCAAAGGGTTTCCTTTCAATCTTCCTTATCGATTCAGATGGAAACGTTACACAGATCGGTTCCAACTCAACAACACAGGTATTTGCTGGTTACTACAAAGAACTTGTTACTATCAACAATATCGTGGAACATGGCCGGATCATTACTAAGAGTTACATCTTACGTATTGAGAATGGTGCAGCAACTCCACTTGAACTAGCAAGTTATATTCCTGGTGGGACAAGTCAGAAAGTTGAAACTAACGGTACAGATGATTATGACAACAATAGGTTGTATGATAGAGTGCCTATCGCGCTTTCTAACGAGATTTCAGGTGGGTTTGATACTATCAACCAGATAGCACCATTCCAGTCAGCACAGGCCAAGAGTATGTGGTTATATCAAAGAGAACGTTCTGTTGGTCTTGAAGATGACCTTTATGCTTTACCAATAGGTAATACAAATACTACTGCGGGTCAAGGTGTTGGTTCTTATGCTGGTGCCATACCACGAAATGGTTGTTTCTTTTTACCAACAATACCAGTTGCTGGTTCAAATACTGATATATGGGCAGGAGATTCTCCTATTGCACTTGACGGTGTATTGTCAGAATTTTGCATACATAAGTTACACCCTGATCTGTCTGGTGCTTACGTAAACACCATGTTTGATCCAATTGTTATAGTTGCAGATGATGGCTCTAGTACATATGATACATATCCAAAATTTATACATTCAGATTATTTCTTTTTAGGTGCAAATGAAACCGATGGCAAAAAACAATTACAACATATAATACCAAATGACAATAATGTTGGACTAACACCTCTTGGTACTTCTTATACAGGATTAGCAGATTTAACATATAGTCCAGCAAAAATTGGTTTTTATACAAATGATGAATGGTTAATTGGTAAAAATACTTGTGGTTCTTACTTGTACTTAGCACCAGTCGATTATGCATCTATCGCGGTAGATGGTTCAACAGAACTTGCAAAGAGAATGCTTAAGTTTGGAGAAGAACAAGGTGTAAACATTCCGTTGGTCTTCCAATTCCGTGCTTCTGATAAGTTAGGAAATATTGGTGGATACAGATCATCTGGGACCATCTCAAACATTACATATGCCAAGAAAATCGGAATAGACATTCAAGCAAGAAATGAATCGTTATTCTCTTTTGATATTGAGATTTCATGTAAGTACGAGCAAGATTCACTAGCACGTCCGGTTTATGTTCCTAACGTAGGTCTTGAAAGATTGAACGCTATTAGAGAGCAATCAAGAACTTCTGGTACGACTGCGAGCTAAAGTAGATCAAAAAAAGATTTATGTATGCCTACTTCTTTTCTTGAATTATTCAAATAATAGAAGTCATTATAAATACCGCAATCATAGCATGATATTACGTCACCTAGTTTTAGAAAATTAGTAATTCTAATATTCTTACAAGTGTTTATTTTATGATTAACTCGCATAAGAAGTAATTTTCTATACTCGTTGTTAAAGGGTGAAATTAGAATACCATTATTATATTTTTGACAAATAGCTAACTCTATGTCATTACTTATAATTTGACAGCCATCTGTTCGTATGTTGGGTGAATCAATTGATATTTTAAGCGCATATGATAATTTCTCATCTTGATGTAGCACGGCATTTTTAAAAAAACAATCAAACAATTTACACTGTGAGTAAAAACTAAGCTGATCTATTTTTGTTAAACATAAACGACCAGACAATAATTCGTCATGTATTATTGAACATTCATTTATGCTATAACCGGAGACAATTACACTTTCGATTTTTTCTACTAAATGTAAAAGATTATCGTTCTCTGTACCAAGCTGTAAATAAATTCCTTTTGTATTTTTTATTAAACCATTCATTTTATAAATATAGAAACAATAATAGATTACACCCATATAATTATGGAAAATAAATAAAAAGATAATAAGATTGGGATATATAGAATATGCACTATGTATATGCTTATTTAGATCCAAGAAGTCCTATCGTATTTTATGATACTTTAAGATTTGATCATACTCCATTTTATATTGGATTCGGCACAGGAAATCGATTATATGATCATTTGAATGAAGTTAAAAATGACAGGAAAAAATCACATGGAGGAAACCAATTAAAATATAATAAGATTCGAAAAATAATCAGTGGAGGATATGATCCTATAATATTAAAACTGGAAACTGGAAACAATAAAGATATGCTTGAATATGAGCAATTTTTAATAGAGCTAATTGGCAGACAAGATATAAAAACTGGTCCTTTAACAAATTTAACTGATGGCGGTGAATGTAATATTGGTCGTCAAGTATCACAAGAAACGAAAAATAAACTTATAAAATATCGTCTCGGAAAAACATATGACGAAATTTACGGTTCAGTAAAGAGCGAAAAAATTAAAGACAAAATATCCGAATCTAATATTGGTAAAACATTAGGACGAAAGCATTCCTTAGATTCCATTAAAAAAATTAAAACTGCTAGGAAAAAACAAAAAATCACGCATTCAGAAGATACAAGACTTAAAATGTCTATTGCTCAACAAGGAGAAAAACATCATAATTTTGGAAAAACATTGTCAGAAGAATGGAAACAAAAAATATCTATTGCCAATACTGGTAAAAAAGTGACAAATAAAGTTTGTAAAAAAATATCAGAAAGTAGGATGGGTATGAAATTT